GTTCGCGATTGCCATATGTGCTCAACCAGGTGATGAGTTTGATATATTTTCTTCCTTCTTCAATTTCGGTTTGATAGTAACACTGATGACCAGACTCGATTGCATCAACTTTCCATTGATTGTTCAGAACCTCAACAAGGGCTTCGGTCAGGAATTGGACTCGGGTCTGTTCGGTGGTGGTCATCGGTGTTCCTCTCAACATGGCCAATATAGTCTGCCAGGAGACCCCTGGCAGATCCTGTGGCCGGTTTATCGTTTGACCACCGACACTGCGGGTTCACCCTGTTCAAATACGGTATCAACGACCGCCTGCAACTTGCGGGAGGTACTGATACCCACACGATCATAAACAGGGACGACACAGAGACCAAAGGCCTTAGACTTGTCACCCAGACGAATCACACGACCGATAGATTGACTCAGGGAAATGTAATCCATGTTCCGCATGAAGATAACAGCCTCAAGACCCTTGACGTTGATACCTTCAGACAGAATAGAGTGGTGCAGAACAACAAACTTCTTCTCAGGATCAACACCCCAAGCATTCAACGTCTTGAAGAATTGTTCACGGGAGACTTTCTTACCGTCAATCACAGCTCCAGTCTTGGATGTGATATACATGCAAGAATAACCACGTTGAATGAGTTGAATCTGAAAGTCAGAGTGACTCATCAAACGGATGATTTGTTTGGTCGAACGAGCAGCAACCAGGATCTTGTCCACACTGTTCTCTTCAATACTCTCAATCAGATTCTGAGAATCAGTGAGTTGAAACTCGTGAGTGGGAAGATTCTTGACCACAACTTTAGGGGGCAGAATGTAACCTTGCTCAACCAGTTTAGGTGCAGGAACATTCGCAATCACCTGACCATAAACATAACCATCATTCATCCCAGGTTTGGAGATGGTGACAGAATGTTTGGGAGTGGCAGTGAAGAAGAACACACGACCAGCTTCGTAACTGAAGAACTCAGTCGCGGGGAAGAATTGACGACTCACACTGTTGTGGGCCTCATCAAAATAGATGTTGTCAACCTGAATGTCAGCTTCCTGAATACGATGCAGGGAGTGATATGTGGTGAAGATGATAACATTCTCACCAGCAGTGCGGGCAGTGTTGTTGAACAGGTGAATCTTCTCAGGGTTAGTGGTATGGAAGAACTCAACATCACCACTGTGAACGTGCATCACATGAGTGTAAGTTGTATCCATAATCTCCATAAACTCCTTGCAAAGTTGTTCTGCAAGAAGAATACGGGGAGCAACAACAACGGTTGTCATGCCGTTGTCAATATATTTGCAGTTCTCGATCACATCGTGGATCATACAGAGAGTCTTACCACCACCAGTGGGCACGATCACCTGACCTTTGTCATGCACGATCATCGCATCAACAACGTCCTGTTGGTGGGGGCGCAGAGTGTAGGGAGTGTGGGTCAAGTCATCTCCGTGTCAACATGGCCAATATACAAAAAAACGACCCTCTAGGCGAGGGCCGTGGACAGTTCTCAGACTGTCAGTTGGTGACGATAATCTTTAAGCCTTCGATACAAATCTGAGTAATCTGTACCTGGTGAGATCGCCTCTTGTTGTCTCTCAGAGTAATTAGAAAGCAACTCTAGAGATGTGATTAGTGCGTCAACTTCTTGTAAGGAAAGATTCATCGTTTTACAACTTTGAAGGACAGGTTGAGAGTTTGGCGGGTGCCTGATCCTTGAGGAATTGTACCATGGACCAACCAATTTGGAAACAGCAACATCATTCCTGGTTCAGGTTTGGTGTATTCTACACCATTACATTCATCTCTCCACACATGATAGAAATAACCATCATCACATTCATCAACTTCATTTGCAGAGAGATAAATGGTGGTGCTCAATACATCAACAGGAACATCCCGAGAGTGAGTGTGTGGAATGTGATAACTTCCCTTCTTACCAATAGCAGTCCATGCAATAGAAAACTCTAGATCAAATTTGTAGTCAAGGATTTCATTCTTCTCAATGATGTCTCTGACTTGAGCTTTAATGAAATCAACGTCATCTTCTTCAAGGACACCATCAAGAATATATTGTTTGAAGTTACCACGACATGTAGTATTTTCTTTCGATATATCTTTTAGGTCATTATCTTTGATGGCCTTGTTGATTCTTTTCCTCATTCCATCAGTGATTGATGGATGCAGAAATCTCTCTACAATCCAGTCTTCATCTCTAGGCATGAAGGTTTCTTCTTCACCCCTAAATTTTTTGATAAATGCAGCCATTTCATCGGCATTCATCTCTTCAGACATGCCGACAGTTTGAAGTTCACTCATGGGTCAATTCTAAAATTGTAATTGTTGGGATGTTTAGATGTATCTATATGATAACCAATACTAACACGATCTGAATCGGATCGATTTATATCTACATAATGAATTAAATGTGATCCAAAGAACACACCCTTATCAGAACGTGGAGGGATGTTGATGGCATTATGTTCTGCACATCCATAGAAATGAGTAGATAGACATGAATTTCTCATGGGATTCATGATCCACAAATCCCCAGATTCATGTTGATCTCCACTCAACCAAAATACACCACTCCATTGATCACCACTGTGATGATGCATATAGTTTCCAGCACCAGGTGGATTGATGTTGATAAAAAGCTTAGTTACCGCAGCATATATCGGAGTTTGTAGATTATATACTTTGATGTATTCAGCAAATCTCAACAGCAAAAGATACTTCAGAGGTTTGAAGTCTTCTACCTCTAAACAGTTCTTTTGCCACCCACCCTGATTACTACTTCCATCAGAATCTGGATCGAGTTCTTGTAACTTATAACAAGAACTCAGTAGTTTGTCAGAGAAACCAGGACCTTCAAATAATCCTATATGTTCACTAAACGAATGATATAACAAGGTTTATCAGTCAGGTCTGGTTGGCCAGGGGATAGTTCCACCTAAGATTTGTGCATCAGTGGTGTTATCTGGAAGATCTCTGAGTGCCTGTCTGTAGGTTGTCCACTCAGTTCTCTTTTCATCAGTAATTGGAAAGTCAGAAAGAACGTAACGATCACTCATAGTAAGAAGATTTTGTCTCCTGGCTAACATTGCATCACGACGATCTTCAGTCAGTTCTGTGTCGTTCTTTGAACGAACACTTGTACTTGTGTTATCCCAGACGTAATTAGCACTATTGGTAAGATTCTCAAAATCTTCTTTAGTGATTCTATGAACTGTATATTCACCAGCATCAGGGTCACCAGTAAGATCTGGCTCGTAACTGAGAATACTCATGGGTTCACCATCTCTGATGATTACATGAAAATCATCAAGTTCAAACCCTTCTTCGTTATACTGTGGCATGATACTCCTTTAAATTACTTGGCCCAAACGGCTGCCCAGTTGTTACTGGGTGTTTGTCTTTGTTCTTGAAGACGAGTGTAAACATTCACCCTGTTATTACCGTTCTCTACATTATAACGGCAATAAATGTTATCGTTTCCATCCACACCACCAGCAAAGAATCCTTCTCTTCTACTTGGGATAAACATCTTGAGATTACCGATGTTATATCCTGATGGAGGATTTACATTGGTGTTATCACCACTATTTGTTCCGTAACTTGCACGGAAATTAGTATCATATCGCGAAAGTTGTGCAGAACTAGTGTTCTGCCCATTAGCCCTACGATAATTGTCTGACCTAACTGTACTCATTGTGAATCAACACTAATGTTGCCTGGATTTATTTATATTATTTTCTCCAAATAGCCATCCAGTTGTTGCTAGGAGTGGATCTCTGTTCTTGGAGACGACAGAATACGTTCACTCTGTTATTACCATTCTCCACATTATAACGACAATAAATGTTATCGTTTCCATCCACACCACCAGCAAAGAATCCTTCCCTTCTACTAGGAATGAAACCAACAATGTTACCGATGTTGTATCCCGATGGAGGATTCACATTACTATTATTGCCACTGTTTGTACCATAAGTGGCACGAAAATTAGTATCGTAACGTGCTAATTGGGAAGAACTCGTGTTCTGACCGTTAGCCCTACGATAATTATCGGCCTTTAATGTACTCATCGTGCATCAACAATTACGCTGAATATATTTATAATAAAAAGAGGGGTTGACCCCCTCAGTATCACCAGAGTTCCTCTTCGTCGTCAACAGTTACAACGTGGACACTTTCTCCAGATCCAATGTCTAGCATTTTATCCCAGTTGAAATCAGTTGGATGACTATCATCCAAGATCTCAAGGTCAAGAACAACACGATACCGACGCTTTTGCATGAGTTGGTGGGTCATTGGTCTGGAAGTGATTACCTGACTAGTATATGTAGGTCAGTTTTCCTTGTCAAGGGCCCTCTGAGCAACATGTTCGGTGACAAGATTCATGAACTTCTCTTGAATTTGAGAGTTGATGTCATCTCCCATCACTAAACTCTGTGCTTCAACATGTTCAACAAAATAGAACACATCAGCAATGATCTCCATTGATTTTGTGTCTTCAACATCATTGAACTCATTGTATTTGTCAGTCAAATACTCTTTAATCTTGTCAAAGTCAGTCATACCTCGTCCTCAGGGTATCGTTGTGACCACATAGTCAGACTGTATTTTACACCACTTGTCAACTCTGTGCAGGCATGTCCATGAGTAACAGCTCCTGGGAAGAGAATACACTTACCCACAGGTACATCATTGTTAGTGAACTTCTGTCTTGGGAAGATAAGATCTGCACCCTCATAGTCATCGTTTAGTTTCACTGAACCAGTCACTAGTGATGCATCATTATGTAAGGCCAAACTCGTTTGTGTATCAAGAGCATACCTCATCACAAAAGCATCTCTCATTCCATACATCAACATGGGATTCCAGTGATACTCAATGATTGGATTCACTACCTTCTCCCAGTGGTCACACATAGCACTCCAAAGTTTCAATCTCTTCAGTCGAATCTCTTGTGCAGGGAACTTATCATAAGACAAACTACCCCAACCACCATGTTCATCTGCAATACGAATCATCTCCTCACACATTGATGGAGACATGTAATCAATCATGATGATGTCATCTTGAATGATGTTATAACTTTTGGTCTCAAGATATGTGACTGACATATCATCTTCATCAGTTATCTCACCACGGAGAGTGTAATAAAGACTGTCTAACTTTCGTTTAGCATCACCACTACCATTTCCATGATATGCACATGGGAAACACATGGTTGATGGATTATAGAGTCGTTTATCTTGTACTCTTACATCATAATCAGTACACTGGAAGACATAACATTCATGATCTAATTTGATGTCATATTCTCCACTCAGATATTTCTTCTGGAAGTAGAGTTGATCGTCTTCATAATCTTCTACTGGATCAGAGAATATCCTCTTGAGTTCATCTACACGACCAATGTATAAACCACTATTCAAATATCTGTATGGAGTATCACATTCAGGGAACTCCAAAGACTCATCAGGCCATAGGAATTGTTCTGCAGCAAATAGTACCTTACATTTGAACTCTAAGTATCTCCGTGTAATTTCTTCTAGATTTGACACAGTAAATGTATCATAACCATCCATGAACAATACAACATCATGGTCGGCCAACTTATCCAAATAACTGCGAAGTATATTGATCTTCTGTCCACCACCAGGACCAGACATGTCTGATCCATTCCAAGTTACATTATTGCCAACATTTCTGACTTTTAGATTGTAATCTTTAGCAGTTGCATAGAGTCTCCAGCACTGTTCATCATCACTACCAACAGTGAGAGCATAGGTTTTGAAATCTAAAAAGTATTTGTATCTGTCTGTGGGATCAACATCAGATGGAAATACATCTCTACCCACGGGAGTTACTACATTCTCCTTGAATCCACATGGATTCAAATCTTTCATTCTCAGTGGTAGATATTCATCAACTGGAATGATGTTCCTCTTGATGTTATCTTCTAACAGTTTAGATGCAGATTCGGGTGTAATAACATAAGCAAGTGTCCAATATGGATACTCTGGGACAACTAATTCATCGTTGATTGGTTTAGACTCGGCCATTTCAAGCCAACCAAGATAGATGAAATTATACTCGTCCGTAAGTTTTTCTATCTTTTCTATGTCAAACTCATCTGTGATGATTGCATCATCTTCTAAGATAAGGATGGGTTCATTCAAGTCAATACACTTTTTCCACAGAAGATAATGTGATAAAAAACAACCAACTTCACCCTGACTGATATGTGTTTTGTTGATTGGATCGATCCAGTTTTTATTGGTATCAAAACCATCACTAATCAGACTGGAATGTGTCAGTTTGGATCCATCAATGGCAATAAACTCTTCATACTTTACCTTCTGCCAATTTGCATTGTCAAATGCAATCAATCGGTCTTGTCTAGATCCAAGTGTAATGACGAATGTTTTCATTTCCAGTGAGGGCCCTCAAACCAACAAACAATACTGTTTCTTCTACCTTTTGTGACTGGAGTAACCCAGTGTGGTGTCCAAGAAGGAAACCAAATTACCGTACCAATATCTTTATGATCGGTGAGTGATTCTCCTTGAACTTCTAGTCCAAGATCGCCACCACTATATGTATCTTTGTCCGTCAACTGTAAAACTACGGACAATTTTCTCTGTTTCTCGGGGTTATCTAACCAGAATACATCATGATGTCGTTTATATTCACCTTTGTAAACTTCATCATACTCAGTGAGTTGCATGTATCGAAGACGATCTATGTGAAACCCGAAAAATTGTTCGTTTGCAGTAACTGTGAGTTTCCACATCTTATCGAAAACATCATCAAAGATGTCTCGATTCATCCATCTTACCTTACTTCTTCGGTAAGACTTATCGACAATTTTATCTTCCCGACTCTCTGGACCAAGTTCTGCCTCTTGATATGTAAGTTTCTCTCCTCTTTTAATAATATCGGCACACTCTTCTGGAGTAAAAGCATTCTTCCAGATGGCCCATTCACCTTTCATCACTGACTACCATTCAACAAACTTGGCATATCACAGTCAATCCATCCAGTAAAAATGGCTTTCTGCGAAGTATATGATACCTGACTTCTGTGTACAAAGCAAAAGTTTGCAGGAAAAAATAATACTTTACCCTTCTCAGCTTTGCATGTGTAATCATAATCTCTGAACTCTGTACCACCATCAGGTACATCATTCAAGTACAGAATGAATACAAACATTCTGTGTATTTTTTGACCTATAGCATCTACATGCCAAACTTTATAACCTTCTCCTGGTTCATAAAGTTGAAAGTGTGGAAAATTATATGAAAATAAATCACCCCTAAAATATAGATCAATATCGTTAAAGTATTGGGGTTTAATTCTATTATTTAAATCATTATAAATTACATCCAAGCCAATCTCACTTGGCCCCTTTGGATATAGTTCAGCAAAGTCGGAAAATTCCATATCCCAACTTTGTTTGATACTAGAGGTGTCATAATCTTCTGGAGCATCTGGAGTATAGGTTTTTCCAGGATACCCATATCCATTCTTTTTTAAATTTAAAAGTGCATTAAAAATCGTGTCGCAGTGAGAAGGTTCTGCGACACGGTACTCACGAATAAAGTGCATTATGCGTCTACAGCGTCACTAAAATAATCAGTAGTCTTGAGATAAGCATAAACCTGTGCGGTTACATCACCATCTTCAATGAAACATCTGAATCGCTTAGAATCATTTGTTTCATCATTCATACCAAGACGACCAATGATATTTCCACCCCAAGTTCCTCTAACTGTATCGTTAGCATACACTGCAATGGAGATCCAGGCAACCCTTCCTGCTTTAAAGTTTACAAGAGGTTCTCCTTTTTCAACACGTTGTTCATCAGTCAGATCCATCCCAGGATAGGGAAAATCTGTCATTCTCTTCTCAACGCGAATATCATCAACGATGAAATAGGCGTTAGGCACGGTAACACCCGTGCCTGGAATCTCATAGTCTTTACTCAGGGCCATGCTGGTTCTCCAGGGTTTCGATTCTCTCCTTCAAGTTATTTATGATCACGTTTTGTTCCTTCACAGCTTCAACTAAGTGAGCGGTAAGGTTCTCATATGATACACCATAATACTCAGTTGTGGTATCTGGTCCTGCACCATTGAGTTTCACAACTCTTGGTTCAACCTCTAACATCTCCTGAGCAATGAATCCAATCTTTTCACCAGATTCTTTTTCTGCCTGGGCTTGCCATTCAAATGACACACCACGCATTTTCAGAACTTTATCAAGAGAACCTTCAAGAGGTTTGATGTTCTCTTTCAGTCTACGGTCAGAAACAACAGTAACATCACCTCTTACATAGAGACCATCACTCTGTGATCTGAATCTCCAATCACCATTCCAGTAGACATATGAATAACTATTTCGTTCTGCATAGAACATCCACTCATTATCTTGGTCATTGTATTGTCCACCTGTGGCATCATTAGCGAACATGAAGACCGCTCTGTTATCTACAGAGTAACCTTCCCATCCACCACTACCGCCACCAGTAGTTCTAATGGTTCCATAGTTACCACCAGAAACAAGAAGACCCCGACTACTGTTCACATAAAGTCCAGAATCAGCACGAATTCTTTCTGGTGTATAGACACCATTACCAAATTCGTTCTGGTTGTTGAGTCTTAAGTAACCATCATTATAATCAGCGGTAACAGCCGTTCTGTTGTTGAACGACATACCTCTGTTGTCATTAGAGGTGTTAGAAGAGAAGTTCAGAACATCATTACCACTACCAGTAATTGTTACTGATGGAGTGTTGTTAGGTCCTGGTTCACCCTTTTGACCCTTAGGACCAGTGGGACCCTGAGCACCCTTCTGACCTTTCTGTCCAGTAGGACCTGTTGGACCCGTGGGGCCAGTGGGACCTGTTGGACCAGTGGCTCCTTGTTGACCCTTCTGACCCTTAGGACCTTGAGCACCCTTAGGACCAGTAGGTCCTGGTTCACCCTTCTGACCCTTAGGTCCAGTAGGGCCGGTAGGGCCAACCGCACCCTTCTGACCCTTGGGACCTTGAGCACCCTGAGCACCTTTCTCACCCTTCTGGCCTTTCTGACCATCAACACCAGCAGGACCCTGAGGACCAGTAGGACCAACTACACCCTGTTCACCCTTCTGACCTTTCTGACCCTGAGGACCTTGGGGACCAAGTTCACCTTTCTGACCCTTGATACCCTGTACGCCCTGTTCACCCTTTTGGCCCTTGGTTCCGTCAACACCCTTCTCACCTTTCTGTCCTTTCTCACCTTTAGGACCTTGGAGTGCAGCAATCGCAATCGATTCCCACTTAACACCACTTGCATCACCGATCAGAACAGATGTTGCAGCACCAACCTGACCAAAGTTGTCTTTCAGATAAGAATCAAGTTCTAAAGTACCACCAACTGTTGTAGCACCACCAACTTGAACGGAATCAGCAAATAGAGTTCCATTCACCGTAGCACCAAAACCAGTGGTTTCAAGTCTCTTGGTGTTGTCATAGTAGAGTTCTACTGCACCATCATCATTAAATTTAGCGTGAACCTCTGACTGATGTCTTATTTCGATTGGGTGGAAACGTCCATCAATTATACTTACACTTCCATTGTGAGAAATTTGTAAGTCATCACTATCTCCTATCTTAAGTAAGTCATTATCACCCATCAAGAGATCACTTTGAAGGGTCAAACTACCTTGAATGTTTGCCGTTCCATCAACATCAAGTGTATCAGACTGAAGTTCGCCAGTAATGTCTACACCGTCTGATTTGGTTTCAAGTTTCTTGACGTTACTGTAGTAAAGGTTTACTGCTCCTCCAGATGTTCCATTTAAAATATCCTGGTCTCCTGGATTTCTTACCAGGAATTGAGAAGACTTAACAATTAACTGACCAGTTCCAGTTTCGTCAATGTAAGAGTTACTTCCATCATGATAAATTTGTAAGTCATTACCACTACCAATCAGGAGTTTAACATTGTCATTGAAGTTGAGACTATCTTCAAATGTGGAAATACCACTGACACTTAAAGATCCAGTAGTAAATGAAGTACCAACAATTACTCTCTGAGTAGAGATACCAGTTACATTCAGGTTAGTGAATGTTGGGAAGTTGGTGAGATCAAGAGCACCTTCTCCATTGACATTCAGACCACTTGTGGCCTCTGGAGGAACTT